GAATCAGGTCGAAGTCGATAACCTGAACCACATACGCACTCGTGTTCTTATTGTAAGACACGAACAAGGTGGCTGAGCTTCCGCTCATTCCCATCTGTGTTTGCATCTGGTCGTAGTAAGACGGGTGGCTCATAGCCACGCCGCGTCTATCGCAATCTTCCCATTTCTTTTCGTTCATCGATTTGATTTCCACCATCCATTGGCGTCCATCAGGAAAACGAATGCGCCCGTCTGGGTGGCAAACAAAGTGCCCGCCGAACATATGGTGATCCCATTGCCTACCTGTCTTGGGATCAACGGGTTCAAATATAAAATCCTGATCTTTCTCCAAGGTGGCCATGATGTCAGACACAACAATGTCTTCGATCTTGTGGCCAAGTTCAAAAATCCTCAGAAGATGTGGGGGAAAAGGATTGCCGGGAAATTCCCGCAGCGTAAATCCAAGGGCCGCATCACATGTCTGGCCGATGTCTGACGCGCCAATGTAGTCACGTCTCCATACGGATCGTGTCTTACCCTCTTCGAGCGTATCTTTGAAACTATTAATAAAGTCGGTATGCATTATAAACCCTGATTTAAATTCGTTGTTGCGGTGATACAGTTGGGGCATAGCCTGTTGCCAACACCCTCAGACAAAAACTCTTTTTTACCCTGACAATTGGGGCCAAGGCATACCCGCATCTTTTTTACAGTGCTCTCCTTTGGCACCATCCCTTTAACTAAGCGGAACAACATAACTTCAGCGGCCTTCAAACTTCGTTCGTGCGTCTCACAAAATAATCTTGCTGCATCCGCCAATGTCAGCGTGTCTTCACTCAGATCAAGTAGTAGTTTTTTTTCTTCATCACTCCATCCCGCCTGTCTCGCTGGAGCCAAGAAGTGCTTGGCCCGCAGACCTCTAACTTTTTTGCGAGACGTGTGATAAAGCTCGGCAATTATTCTATCTGGCATTCCCGATTTAATTAGTTCAACCAACTCTTCCTTGCTTGGGGGCCAGTAAGATTTCGGGGGGCGTGAGCCCCCCTTATTCTTGGCCTTTTTAGAACGGTATTTCGTCATCCAAGTCTTGCTTTGATGCGGGTTGATTGGTTGTCGATCCTTCGGATGCAGCCTGTGCTCTGCCGGGATCGAAGTAAGCTCCAAATCCCATAAGCTGAGCTGAACCCCTTTTAGTTTCTCCCTTGTTATTAACCCAGTCATCTCCGATCTCCATCCGAATGCCAACTTTTACACCTTGTTTTGCCCAAGCAATTAGATCGCTCGGCTTGCCGGGGTGGTCGGGATTAACGTGGCCAGCGTGGGTCAGAAGAGACTTCAAGCGCCGCATCGCAATTTCTTTTGCTGTCGCGTTGTTGTTTCCAATCTGTATGTAATCTTTTGTCTCGCCGTTATTATCAACGCTGACTAATTGAACGACCAATTGCTTAGAGCCCTTGGAATTATCTTTGTATTCAAAGTCACGTATCCAACAGATGTGGTTGCCCACTCCCATTCTAACGCCTTCAACAGTCGCTCCGCTTAGATCAAATCCTTCACTCATTTGGCAGTTCCTTTTGCTTTAGTTGGTGTCTTGGAAATCATTTCCAGTAACTCAGTTATGTCACCTGTTTCCATAACCGGTGATAGGTGACGGAAAGGGTCTCGGCTCTTGCCGTGGTATCCCTTAGTTTCGTCAGTAATAATGAAGCGACGCACTTGAGATGGCGCGTCAGGCATTTCTTGTGTGACACGGTGGCCAGCAAAAACGTGGTCAAACATGCCACACAATTGTTTACCAACAGCCTTGCCGGGAACATTTGGCCAGTAGTGTGTAGTCCCATCTTCGTCTTCTTCGTGACGGAGTAGACAAGTCATGACTACGTGCATATCTAAATCTCGGATCAGCTTCATCACACCAAGCATGGCCGAGGCATACTCTCCCCATTTCTCAAACTTGTTCTTGTTGTCTTTGTGCTTCTCTTCAAGATGGGACATCAAACGTTCACCAACTTCAGTGATGGAATCTATCATGATCCATTTGTAACCCTCGTCTTGAAAGCCACTAGTATCAGACATCATGTCGAGAACAATTCCTCTGAAAGAACAGATACCTAATTCAGTATTGTGCTCACCATTCCAACTAGTGAATGGAAGGTACTCGATCTCAGAGTGGCCAAGGCTTCGCAGACCGGCTTCGCCAGACAAAATAAACCCTTTTCCATAACGCTCAGCCATATGGACGGCTTGGTGCGTCTTTCCCCATCCGGGGTTGGCGCACATTAATACCTTGTGTGAAGCAGCCAATAGTTCTGCTCCTGTCCTTCTAGTCTTCCAGCTCATTGGTCAATCTCCACTTTGATTACTATTGATGGCTTGATTTCGCACGCGGCACTAAGTTCTGTGCGGGTGTCTTCGGGTAGTGCATCTAAGTCAACCGCAGTAATCGATAGACCTAGCTTTATATGAGCAGGAAGATCAGCTATTCGATCAACGCCGTTAGCTTCCAACAATTGCTGGAGCATTTCGGTATCCCACTTACGATTTTCTCTGATGGTTTGTTTGATGGTTACGTTTTCTAAGGTTATTTCACATTTGACTGTGTCGTATTCACAAGCAGAAAGTAGTTCTTTTAATTCAGCATCGACCTTCTCTAGTTGTTCTTTAGTAAGGGCGAAGTCTTCCTTTAATTCTGCGTGTCGTGTAGCAAGTCGAACTAACTCTTCACTGTTCTCTTGCACCAATGGTGTTGGTTCATCGTACATATTTTTCTCCGTATCTTTCCCTATCGGAAAGTTTTTAACGACCTCGTTGCCGTCGAGAATCTTGATACCCAATATATTTGTATGACACAACATGTATGTTGCAAAAACAGGACAACATACAATATGTTGTGTATCACTAATGAAACAGTGGTCAACAATGCAGGTTATTCAACCGCAGATATCTAGGAAAAAGACTATGGATACCAAAAAAATAGACGTGTCCCATTTATTAAACGACTTGGGAGGCGTAGCCTTTGTTGCCAAAATTTTAGGTGGCAGTCGAACCACACCGTATAGGTGGCTAAATCAAAACAAGATCACAGGTGATGGACTCGCCAAGATTATGGTGATGGCCCCAACATTTATAGAGAAGGGATACGCATCACCTTTTTCGATCCAAGACGGTGCAGCCGTCCTGCAATTTGAAAAATACCTAATCAATAATAAGTAAGAGGGGGTTGGCCGATATGATTACAACGACAGTAGATGTAGTAAGTGCAGCGCATGAATATGTAGACAATGGGTTGTCTATTATTCCGATTGGCAAAGAGACAAAGAAGCCGTTGACTAAATGGAAACACTTTCAATCTAACCCAGCAACATCAGACCACATTGAAGAATGGGAAGCAGAGTTCAAAGAATTTAACCTCGCCATACTAACAGGTGATATGTCAGGATTGGTGGTCGTTGATACCGACAATGCCAAGGCAGAAGAATGGTGGCGCACACACGGCGCACACTCTCCTCTTACTGTGAAAACTAGCCGTGGCCGACATTTCTATTATGCACATCCCGGTGGCCAAGTTAGAAACCAAGTTAATATGGGTGGAGTACAAGGTATCGATCTACGTGGTGACGGTGGCTATGTGTTATGCCCACCATCCAGCAAATGGGTAGGCGACGATGACGGTGGCTCAGAAGTTTTCTATTCGTGGGAAATAGCGGCAGGGTTTTCAGACATTGAAGACTTACCGTTATGGGCAGGGCCAATCGTTCTAACTGTTGAGGCAGATGACATCGATCTATCTAGCGTCGATCCCGAAGGACAGACAACTATAGAGAAGATGGAAGCCCACCTTATAGAGAAAGGAAAACTATCTGATGGTGATGGCCGCAATAATGTTATGGCTAAGTATATAGGTGATCTCATTTCATCCAGCTTGGATGGCAAAGAAGTTTCTCGCCTTGTCACCAAGTTCCAAGACAGATACTTTGATGAGCCATTGCCCAACGAAGAAGTCGAAGCCGCATATAAATCCATACGAACAACAGACAAATCAAATCACCCAGCACGATATGATGAAGAAGGTGAGTTGAGAATGAAGCGGGTTGAGGACGGCACGCTACGCCCATCGAAAATACCCGGCATGTTTGGTATGTCGGACATCCTTGGCATGGAATACGAAGAGCCAAAATATATTATGGAGCCATGGCTTAAAGAAAAATCCATCGTGCAAATCTACGGGTACGCATCGCATGGTAAATCTTTAATGAGCTTGGCTAGTGCATTCTGTATTGCGCAAGGCAGATCGTTCGGCCCGTTCTATTGCACTCAACCATATAAAGTATTGTATCTTGATTTCGATATGGGGCAGGGCGACATCATCAAGCGGATGACACAGTTCAAAAAAACTTTTGGCGATCCCAAAGAGAACCTCACGTATTGGGCGCAGTCAATGCAGGGCGATAGTGATTATGATTTGGATTTCCGTAGCGACCTTGGTCGAGAGAACCTCGACTATCTGGTAGATAAGACACACCCCGACGTGATCTTCTACGACAACTTGCGCACTGGTTTGCCGGGAATGTCTGAGAACAACTCAGAAGAATGGGCGGTCATTAACGAGCAAGCCAAGCGGATGCGTAAGAAGGGGTGTGCGTTCGTGATGATGCACCATGCCAATAAGCCAGTGCGTGATGACAAGGGCGGAACACATGTTGGCGGTGAGGCTGGCTCGTCCAACCAACTGACGATCCTTGAGACACAGATCAGGGTGGCCATGGTGGGGGACGAGGAAAGCGATTACCTTGAGATGGAGAATAGGTTGCCGCGTGATCAGTTCCTTAGACACCCAATGCGCGTCAGCTATGGCAAGGTGCGTGATCGTGACCCTGAAGTTCATACGCAAGAGCTCGTCGGATTCACACGCGACATGATGGATGACACACACATTGTCTCCAGCCTATCGAACAGACAGAAGGCATACGCATTGCGGCGTAACGGCACGGGGATAGTTGATATTTGTCGAGAGTTAAAAGTATCAAAGGCGACGGTACAAAAATGGCACGATGCAGCAGACTCA